TTCTGTTTAATAACAACACTAGCAAAACTACTACTTGAAGATATAAGCTCAGTGGCTTCTGCTTGTATAGGCTTGGACACAACACCTAAGTTAAAATCGCCTGTTCTATCTGTTGCGCTTAATAGTCTTAAACCTTCTGGACCTAAGAACATAATGTCTCCACCTATCTCTTGTATGGTGTCAGTAGCTACACAGCCTACATTTCTTGTAATTGGTTGAAGATTAAAATCTGATATTGTGTTTCCTACAAGCTGACTAATGCTTTTATCAGTGAAAATAATTAAAGCTTCTCTAAAAACAATGATGCCTGTTATTATTGCCCCAATGTTTATAACACCAGCGCCGTTAGCTGCTGTAAAATCAGTGTCTGTATATGGAGCAGAAAAAATAAGCTTGTCTTCATTTACAAAGAATAATTGATTTTTATGGAACACTACAAAATCAGCGCCTAACAAATCAGTATTAGTATTCAACAAAGTAAAAGTTGTATCATTCCAAATAAATGGATAGTTTGTACTATTTACACCTACAATTTTATTAACGCTGTTAGTTCTATATTTAGCTGTTCTAAGTTTAATACCACCAGTATAATTTATAGATAGCCAAGTAACGGCTGCGTTATCGGCAGGACTACTAGCTAAAGCAGGACTGATAGATAATGTAGCACCACCACTTGTGACAGTGGGAGTTGCTGTGACAGTGTAGACTTTCTCTACGCCTGCAATAGAAAACGTATCCCCTACTTGAGGAACATCTGTCAACCCATCTACAGCAAGACTGCTTCCTGTTTGGCTAGCACCATTAACTAACACAGTGCCATATGAGGGAATATTGATCTTTGTCCAACCACTGCCTGTAGACTTATAAACATCATTATTTCTATAAGCAAGGACAGTGCTTTCCCATGTTGCCACACCCTTAACAACACCTGTATGAGAAGTAAAAGTTACAGCGGCTTTATCAGCAGGGCTGCTAGCCATAGATGTTGTTAGTGTTAATGTGGCTCTCTTATTTGTACTATCAAAAGAAACACCAGCACTAGCTATTGTATATGTCCCCGCAACACCAGCGATGGTAAGAGTGTCTCCAGCAACAGTAGCAGTAAATATATTTCCTAAGACAAGTGTTGTTCCTGTTTGACCACTACCATGTACTTTAGGTAGGCCATAAGCTGGAACAAAAGCACTGTCATATTTATCAAAGCCTTCTATTCTTCTATATCCACCATCTGTAGAAGGCTCAAAGTTTTTTAACAGACGAGCACTACCCGGAGCATTAATACCTTGCTGTAAAGGTGATAAGCTAGAGAGCAAGCCACCCTTAAATTCAAAAGCATAAGTCTGCCATAAGTCTGCCATCAGTTTACCCTATCTCCAAAAGCTGTAGCTTTAGCTGGAACAAGCATTCCTGATCTCATGTATGTATATCTATTAACTAACATAGTACGCATGCGTTTGACACCTTCTTCAAACTTAGCTTTAGCCATGCTAGATGCTTGTTCATTACTTCTAAATAAATATGCATAGTGCATTGCACCATCAATAATTACATGTCTAAATCTTTCAGGAATAGAAGGAACATCTGAATATGAAGACAAGTCTACAGGTATTCTATAATATTCATAAAATAAAGTGTATGCATCTTTAGGTGCAGGAACCATACCAAACTCTAAACTTGGGGCATGAAAGACAAAGGAGGGAACATCTCTCTTGTTTGTTTCTGCTGTATATTCTTGATCAATGTATTTAGACAAGTAGTCTTCATATGCAAGAATAGTTAGCTTTTGTGTTTTATTGTTAAGTGTTGTGCTTTCTTTAATACGGAAAGTATCAAAGTCTATGGTGTTAGCGTCAGTAGGAAAAGCATAACGGATAATACCAGCCGTTAATGTTTCTTCTGCTAACACATGATTGAAAGGCCACTCATGGTGGATATGGTTGATGTCTCTAATGGCAGCATTCACTGCATCTTTATTGTGTGCGTAGAAGCCAACAGCAGTGGGAAAATTACTAGAAGTAAGCTCAACTTCATTGAGCCTTCTATTCACTTCATTAACTAGATCAAGAAAATTGTATGCCATTATTGTTCCTTAATCTTCAATCTAATAACACGCTCAGCTACACTACCACTATTGTCAGACATATTACAATAAATTTTATATTCGATATTGTTTGTGCCTAAGCCTAAATTAATTGTAGCCACTCCACCACTAATAGTTTGAGCAACATTTTGTAAACCGTTAACAGTGTTACCTGCTGTCAGTGCTGTCTTTACTCCAGAAGAGTTATCCACATACCAAACTACAGATGAGATGGTAGCGCCATTAAGCCACCTAGACCAATCAACACTGTAGTCTAGAGTTTCATCTGGATCTTTATTGGGCCATCTAAATGACATATTATTCCTTACTCCACTAATACACTTCTATCAGATGAGGAGAGTTTTCTGTATGTATATATCTTTCTTGAAAGCTCATCTACACTTGCGGTTCGTGTAGCTGTTGTAGATCTTCCCTCTATATATACAACCCTATTATCTTTCATCACCATCACTGTACGTTCTTTAGCAGTGGATTTAGCTTCTACAAACACTGTCCTGTTTTTATCATATAAAGCTGCAACAGCATTATAATTGAAAACAACAGTGGTAATTGTAACACTACCAACACTACCTGTTGCAGATATTCCATTGAATGTTGGCTGTGCGTTCTCAAATATAGAAACGCTTCCAACACTTCCTGTAGCAAATACACCAGTTGTAGCAGAAACACTTTGTGCTTTTACTTCAACAGTTCCTAAAGTTGCTGTTGCTCCTAAACCAAAAACACTGGTATTGGCTTTAGCTACAACAACAACACTGCCTACACTACCCGTTGCTTGTAAACCAGTAACAGGTATTCTATTTATACTTCTTACATTTACAGTGCCTATTGCTGTTGTGGCTGAGCTTCCTGTTAAAGAAGTTGTTGCTTTTCCTATTATAGAAAGGCTACCAACAGCGGCAGAAGAGACAACTCCTGTTGGTAGTGTCCTAGCCTTAGCCAAGACAGTTACGCTGCCTACGGAGCCTGTAGAGGCCACCCCTGTTGGTGTGAATCTACAGCCTAAGCTGAATGTAAAATTAGTACCTACAGAGCCAGTAGCTGACACCCCTGTTGGTAATATATTAGCTTTACCAACAACTGAAACACTTCCTATAGTTCCTGTTCCAACTACTCCAGTAATTGAGGTGGTTGCTTTAGCAACAATAGAAACACTGCCTACTGCTGCTGTAGCAGATACACCATCTGGAGTATAAGCAACATTGCTTTTACCATATCTGGCTACACCATAGACACCTATGCCGTATATAGCACCAGAGCGTACAGTTGTAGCCATATAGCTACTCCTTAAGCAATTCTAATAATTGCGTTACTTGCGTCTGCTGCGGGGAATTGAACAACAAAGTCACCATTGGTAGAAGTCTTGTCTCCACCAAAAGAGATGACAGCTACAGCATTGGTAGTGGCTGATCCACCATCAGTGGTGGTATTATAAATAAGAGCGCCAGCAGCAGTGATGGTAGCACTAGCAAAAGTTGCGTCAGCAAAGTCTACAAAAGCTGTAGTGCCGCTAGATGTTGGGTCAATGTTTGTAAGGGTTGCTCCACCAGCGGTGTAACCAGTGCCTACCACTTCGTTAGAAGTTGTGTAAGCCGTGGTTGCAGCGTCAAGAGAGGCCGAAGAAGTGTACAAAGCAATTTTAAAAGTATGCCCAGAAGTAACATTAAAATCATGCTTTCTTTCTAGAAGTTCTTTTTTAAAGCTTGTGCAAAGAGCAGATGTGATAGCCATTATAAAGTCTTTCGTTATAAACAAAAAAAGGGGCAACCTCTTTTGGAAGCTGCCCCTCGGTTTAGTTAGCTATTAAGCCAACTGTTCACGATCTACAGAAGCAGGGCCAACACGGTCTTGTGCATCAACAATCACAGCAAACACACGGACAGAGCCAGCACTGAGGGTTGTAGTCTCAGTAACCAACAACAAGTCCAATGTATCAGCAGCGCCTGTGACAATTGGATAACCAGCAGTGGCAGGGGTTGCGTAAGTACCGGCAGTTGCTGAGCTAGTTACAGCAAAAGCT